TCAAAATCTTTACAAGATTCAACAACATCATATGGATCTATTGGCCAATATTTAGGTTTAACTGCTTCTTTAGAAAGTGGACCTCCAGAAGTTTTATGGCAAGATTTTCCAACAATTAGTGGAGCTACAGGACCTACTGGACCCGCAGGAGCAATTGGACAATCATCTTCATATTTTTTTTACCGAGCAGATACTGGTCTGGGAAATCCAAGCACTGGACATATTTCTTGGGAAAGTGATCCCCAGTTAGATTCGTCATATATTCGAGTACATCATATTAGTCAAGATGGTGTTGACATTGATATATTTCTAAATTTAGTTCAAGAAGGAAATACATTAATTATCCAAGATAAAAATGTATCAGCCAATTTTCAACAATGGTTAGTAAGTGGAAGTCCAATTCCAAATACTGGAGATAATTATGTAGAATATCCAGTATCATTAATTTCAAGTGGTGGAGATCCAGAATTTGCAAATAATCATGCACTTATTTTAGCAACAATTGTTCCAGGTCCTCAAGGACCCACAGGAGCTACAGGAACATTTGAATTTAGTGGACCTACTGGATCTGTTCTTTATTATGATGGAAGTGGAGTAACTGGAAATGCTGGATTTTTATGGACTGAAACAGGTGGTGAAGAGGCTATTGAATATAGATTAACTGGTGGACTTAATGGAAATTATATTACTTTAGATGATGATGCAAATATGTATATAAATCTTGGTTTAACATCCCAATCAAAAGGAATTGCTATTAATGCATTTGGCTCAATAATTAACCTTCTAGACAGAAGTGCAGGAGAGGGAGTAACAGATTCACAAATTTCAATTACTTCTGATGATCTTTATATAACTATTGCTGGTCTTGGTGGTACTTCTGGTGAATATCTAGGCTCTAATCTAGATGGAAAAGTTACATGGTCAGTTCCTCCACCTTCTCAAGTATACCAAGCAACATATTCTAAAAGTGCACAACAAAATCTTACGAGTCCCGAAACAGACGTTACATTTGATGAAACTCAATCATGGAATAATCCTGGAACATATATTGCACAAACAGCTCCAACAGATTTTACCGTAGGTATAACTGGACTTTACCAAATGGAATTTAACGCTAATATAATAGGTGTTGGAAGTACTTGGGTTTCTTTGAATAAAACAATTTCAATAGACATTACACGTTCACCAGAAACAGAAGTAATTGTTATACAACAAAGTGCATCTATTTCTTCTGGAACAAACTATTCTCAAAGTTTATGTTGCACTTTCAAACTTGAAGTTGGTGATGTAATTAATTGTCGTATTTCAAATAATTTTACAGCTGGAACTCCTTATGCTAGAGGTGTTACAAATACATTTGATTTAAATACTTTTTTTACTTGGAGATTTATAAGTTAGATGGTTCAATTTTATAGAGCAAAAGATGGTGTTCATAAATTTGTAGCTAAATTTGATGATGGAAAAGTTGTTCCCTTTGGAGCTTTTTCATATTCAGACTATACACAAAAAGTTCCAATTCCAAATTATAGAGTAACACTTACAGGAATAACTGGTACTAATGTATCTTACTACAATTCTACACAAGATTTAGCCGCAGGTGATAAAATTCACGTAGGAATTACATTTTCTGGAGGAAATCAAAATAAAACGCATGATTTAACAATTCAATTGGACATGTTTTAAATATAAAAAGAACAAATGTTAAATAATAAGAAATGCCAGGAGGCTTAATGCAATTAGTTAATAAAGGTGCTCAAGATCATTTAGTTACAGGTCAGCCATCATTTACACATTTCAAATCAGTATATAAACGTCATACTGAATTTGCTATGGAACATTATTTATTAAATTTTCGTGCAACAAATTTAAATTTACATCCTACACAACATAAATTATTTCGTGCTAGAGTTGATCGTAGTGCTCAATTATTACATGATTGTTATGTAAATGTTACTTTACCTGATATTTATTCACCTGTACATCCTACTATAGGTAATGAAGCTAAAGGTTATGAATTTCAATGGATTACAAATATAGGTTATAATATGATAAGACATGTATCAATTTTAATTAATGGAACTGCGATTGTTACGCATACAGGTGAATGGTTAAAATTACATTCATATTTACATCATGATAAAAATACACGTGAAAAAGTTGATCAAATGATAGGTAATATACCAGAATTATATAATCCAGCATATTCATATGGAAAATTTAATCAATATCCACATTCTATAACAAAAACTTTACAAGCAGCGCCATCAATTTTAGGAAGAGAATTAACTATACCTTTACATTTTTGGTTTTGTGAAGATGTTGGTTCATCATTACCATTAATTTCTTTACAATATTCTGAAGTTGAATTTGTTATAGAATTTCGTAGTATATATGAATTATTTACTATTATTGATGTTGATCCATTAAGTTCTACATTTAATCAAAGAATTGCACCAAATCCTTCAAATCCTTTATATTCTTTAGATAAATTTTTAAGTCCACCAAAAATTGATACAACACCATTAAATCCTTCTTTAACTACATGGGAATTAAGACCATCTATACAAGCTACATATATATTTTTAAGTGATCCTGAAATGATACAATTAGCAAAAAGTGATACATCATATATTATTCATGATTTAAGACCAATAACACGTGAAGGTATACGTGGTTCATCAAATGATATTGAACTTACAATGACAAATTTATGTACAAGAATTGTATGGACATCACAACGTTCTGATGTTTTATTAAATAATAATTATGATAATTATACAAATTGGGATAATGGACCAAAATTAAAATTTACAGATCAACAAACATTTACACAATTATATACATCAGGATATGAACAAGGATCAAATTTATCATTAAAAGATAGTATGGTAGATGCTACAATAATATTTGATGGTGCTAATCGTGAAGAAACTAAATCAACATCATTTTATAAAGATTTACAAAATTATAGACATATTAAAGGTTCACCATTACCTGGTGTATATATGTATTCATTTTCATTAGATCATTATTCAAAACAACCATCAGGACATGTAAATGGTTCAATGTTTAATACAACATTATTACGTATATCTACATTAGAACCACCAATAAATCCATCTGCAAATGAAACTAGTGTATGTATATTAAAATCAACAGCATTAAATCCAAGACCTACAATTGTTGTAAATCCAGCAGTATATAATCCTGATGAAGTTTTAACTATAATAAATAGAAGACATCAAGATATATTTCCTTATACATTTGTAGTTACAGCACATGTTGAATCTTATAACTTTTTAAGAGTATATAGAGGAATTGCAAATGTCGTGTTCTCATCATAAAAGGAAAGATGGAAGATGGTTTAAAAATTATTAAAGCTAGTTATGGTGTAGAAACACAATTTGTTGATGTAACAAAAGAAATACAAGGATTAAATAATAATGGTGAATTAAATTTTATTGTTTCAGCACAAAGTTTAGGTATATTAGATCCTAATCCTGGAACACCTAAAATTTTACAAATTCAATATAAAGTTAATAATGGTCATACAAATTTAGAAAAATTTAATGATGGTGATCAAGTTAAATTATCTATACCAACAATTAAAGTTAAAAAACATAATCATATATTATCAATATCAAAATATGCTATGATGTCAGCATGGATAATTTTACTTGGATTTTTCATTATAGATTCATATAAATCAGGTACTGCTTTATTTCCTGAAAGTACTTATATTGGTTTAGCATTTGGTTTATTATCATTTATTACATTTGGTTATATAGGATGGTTTTGGATACTTTTATGTTTAATTATTTATAATGTATTTAAAAACTTATAGAAAAAAAGTTTTTTTTCTTAATTTTTAGATTAGTCCAGCAAACTTCTTTTTTTTCATAAGAGCATATCCCATAAATTCTTCACTTTCTGAGTTGTAAACACGTCCTGTAGCTTTGTCCATCAAAGCTTTAAGTCCTTTAGAAGTAACTTCTTCAAGATCTTCTTCATCTTCATTACGTGGCTTTCCAGTAACCAATTCATCATCAAGTAGATAAACTCCGACTTCTTCAGTCTTTTTAAGATCATCTTGATAATCAACAAGATCAGGAATTACTCGTGGCATTGGTTTAGCACCACCACCTACAAGTGTAGATTCTGCTGGTGCGTCCAAAGCTTTTGTTTCAGAAACAATTTCAACAAATGTTTTTGAAGAATAATCTTCAGGTTTAAGACTATTTGCATAGACTTTAACCTTTTTGACAAATTCTTTGAATTCATCTGATTTTTCTTCAAAACCTGTAAGTTCTGTAATTTGTTGTTTTGAAGCTTTATTAAAAGTTTTAATATTTGTTTCTTTCTTTTGTTTTGGTTCTTTTTCCTTCTTGTTTGTTTTGGTAGCTTTTAGTTCAGCTACTTCCGCTTGTAGTGCGGCAACTGCCGCCTGTAGTTCAGCAACTTTTGATTCAAGTACTTTACTCATTATTGCTCTTTCAATTTAATAATAAAAATTAAATAAGTTAAAAAATCCGTTTTCATGAATTTTTTAAACCTAATTCTTTTTAGGATTTTGGTATAGGCTGAACAGGCTGAGTAGGCTTATTAGGCTCATTATTCTTCTTCTCCTGCTCCTTTTTCTTCTCCTTCTCCTTCAGAAGTTTCATTTGTAATGCCGAAACCATGTTTGTTGTTTAAAAACTAACAATCTTTACGTTATTAAAATCCGTTTTTCAAACTTTTATTAATATAAAAAATGACAGAAACAGCAAAAATTCATTTACGTGAACATTTATCTACATTATTAGTTCCACGTATTTCAGAAGGATTTTGGAGTGTTAAAGAAACAGCACAAAAATTATGTGAAAGAAATAATCAACCTACAGAAGTTATTAGAACTTTTCAAAATATGGTAACTAAAATACCTGAATGGACTGAATCAACTTTATCTGAAGAAGTTGAAAGAATTATTAAAACAACAAAATGTACATATTTAGATGATTTATTACTTGGTGTTTTTCTTGCTTATATGAAATCTTTTGCTTCATTACAATATCGTGGTAATTCATCAAATTTTAAAGTTGAATTTGATAGACCTAATATTACAAAATTTATTCATGAATTATATAAACAATCTGCAAGAAAATTATGGCAATCTGCATTTTTATTTAAAACTAATATTCCATCAGAACAACAAGCACGTAATAGACAAGAAATTGAACAAATTGTTGATAGAACAATTGATGATGTTGTAAGATCATTTCTTCCATGGGAAACTATTACAAAATCATACTTTTCTGAACCACCTGAAGAAGTACCACCATCTGAAACTAAATCAGTTCTTTTTGAAGAATTACCCGAATCTGATACAGATTCAGAAGATTCTGAATTACCTGAACTTCAAGTAACTGATGAAGCTGATAATATTTCTATTACCGAATTAGATGAAAAACCACAAGAAGTTACTATTCCTGAAGAAGTATTAAATTTAGATACATTAGAAATTAAAGCTGAAGATTCAAGCCTCGTTTTAAATAAATAAATAGATTTCTTGTTTAAACATTAAAAAAATGTGGATTATTTATGTATCTATTGGTGTAGCTTTAGTTTCTTTTATTTTATATGCTATTGAACGTCGTTCTAAACAAGAACCTTTAGATTGGTTTACAGCTTTAAAATTATCTGTATTTAGTAGTTTAATGTCAGCTGGAATTGTTTATGTTACTCAATCACCTGAAACTATTGAACTTATTAAAGAAATTACACCTGAAGTTCCAGTAGTTCAAGAAATGTTTGTAGGTAAACCAACATTTTAATTTAATAAAAACTTTTTAGAGTTTATTAAATAATAATGTTTTGGAAAATTATTTTATTATTATCTTTAACTGCTTTAGGATGGAATTTATATAATTTAATTATTGGAGTTAAACAACATGTTGTATGGTGGCAAATTCTTTTAGCTTCATTAGGTATTTTAGGTGCTTTAAATGGTATAAATAGTTCAATTAGAAATTTTTAATTTTCTATTATAATAGGTAATTCTCCTGGTGGTATTTTATCTTGAAATTCTGTAAATTCAGATAATTCTTTTTTTGGTATAGAATCTTTACAAAATCTTGCAATAGCTTTATATAAATTAAATCCATAATATCTATCAAGTTTTGGATTTTGTTTATGAAATAATATAGATGTACCATCTTCTAAAGTTAACCATTTCATTAATAATTTAAATAATTTATCATCTTTATAATTTAAACTTTCAGGTCCTTCAGGATATAAATCCCAAAACATTGAAGTAGCAAACCTTACTAAATCAAATGAAAAATTAGGTTTAATTATAGGTACAGAATCTTTAAAAAATGGTTGAAAATTATATTGTCCACCAGCTTCATCACTTATATCAAATTGATCACTCATAAATAATTTAGATTCTTTCATACCATGTAATTTAATATATCCTATACCTCTATCAAAATCAATAATTTTTAATAAATATCCATAAGTTGGTACTTTATATGTTATTCCTGAACATGAATAATAAAAATACTCTTTTGTTGTAGGTACATACATAACATTATTTCCATGCAAATCATTATGAATTAAACCAAAATTACGTTGCATAAATGCTAATGCAAAAACAATTTGAAATGTCCAAGCATACCATTTTATAGGATCAGGATTTTGTGTAATAAGTTCATAAAATGTTCCATCTAATTTTTCCATAATAGTTAATTGTACAGGAACATTTTTAAAATGTGCCCATGCAAATGATATATCATCACTACCATCTTCTAAAGAATATTCTGATTCAGAATCTAAATCAAATATATCAGTTGTAGAATTTGTAGATTCAGAATCTGTATCTATAATTTCTTCTTCTTCAAAAACTTTTTGTAATTCAACATCTTCTAAATCAAATTTTGATGGTTCTAATTCTTCATATTCAATATCAGTTTCTTCACCTAAATTTAATAATGGTCTTGATGTTCGAGTATATTTAATTTCTTCTGTTAATGATTCTTCTAATTTTAAAGTAAATGTTTTACCTACATTTTTAGAAAACCATGGTCGTTCACAAAGTTCATCATAATCATCTGATATATCTAATTTAAATTCTTCGGATATACCTGAAAATACACCAAAAACTTTAGGAAAATGTTGACATTTTGTTAATGATAAAACTGCATTAAATAATGATCCTACATATGCTGCATTATTTGAAGATTGTAATTTTTTATGAATTAATGTAGAATCTTTTGATGATGATGGTAATTCTAAATTTATTCCTTTCATCCATTTATAAGGATTTAATAACATTGTAATTTTAGGATGTATTTTTACGTCGCCATTTAAAGTTGTTACAGAATCTGAATTAAAAGATAAAGTATCAGGGAATTTTATACCATATTCTGAAACTTTATCTAAATTTTCAGTTTTAAATAAATTTTCTATTGGTGGAAAAAAAGGTTGTAATTTTTGAACACCGCATAATGAATTAGCTTTAGGTAAATTTCTTGATATTTGTATATTTATTGGATTACAACGTGATTCTTTACGTTTCATTATATTCTTTTATATACTAAGTATTAAGTAATCTTACCGCAATGAATTTTGAGATTAAGAAATTCAGTATTAAGATGATTGTGGAACGTTGTGAAATTGATTCGCGTAAATCTCCAATGATTGTATTAATTGGAAAAAAAGATACAGGAAAATCTTTTTTAGTTCGTGATATTTTAGCAAATACACGTGAATGTTTTCCTGTAGGTACTGTTATATCAGGAACAGAAGTAGCAAATCCTTTTTTTCAAGAAATGGTACCATCTAAATTAATTCATGATAAATATAAACCTGAAATTGTAATGAATTCAATAAAAAGACAATTAGCAGTAAAACAACAACGTAATCATGAAAAAAAACAACGTGGTGGATCATCACAAATTGATCCACGTGCTTTTTTAATTTTAGATGATTGTTTATATGATAAATCATGGATAAATGAAGAATCTACACGTTATATTTTTATGAATGGTAGACATATTGATATGGTAACATTAATTACAATGCAATATCCTTTAGGTGTACCACCAAATTTACGTACAAATATAGATTTTGTATTTATTTTACGAGAAAATAATATTTCCAATCGTAAAAGAATTTATGAAAATTATGCAGGTATGTTTCCAACATTTGATATGTTTTCACAATTTATGGATCAATGTACTGAAAAATTTGAATGTTTAGTTATTGTTAATGGTGTACAATCAAATAAATTAGAAGATCAAGTATTTTGGTATAAAGCAAGTGATCATCCTTCTTTCCATTTATGTGATGATTCATTATGGCATGGAAATCAACCTTTTTCATCCACTATGTTATCAGGTGATGAATTTGAT